CCTTTTACCTTTATTACATCATATATTCTTAATACAGCCTCTGAAGAGAGTGATATTTCGCACATTGTATCAATCTCACCAAGGGGATTTTCCTTCATGCAAGTGTATTTTTTGTTCATTTTCCCTCGCAATTCTTGATTTTATTACTGTTCTGAATTTGGCAGCTCTATTGCTATTTTCCAATTTAATCCAGAAAAACTTTATCTATCGTGGAAGCGCCAGCTAAAAGATTTAATTTTCCTGTTAGTAAATCATTTTTATATAATGCCATATTTATCAGCCCTCTTCTATTCTACGCATATATCCATAGTGAATGAATGCTTCTCGCCAGGCTGTAATGTTACCGGTTCGATAACCTCACGTGCTAACATCATTGCTCCCATAAACCCACCTGAATAGCTCGCATATAACCCTACCTCTGATATGGTTAATGGTGCATTGCCTGTATTTCGTATAACTCTAGTGATAGTCATAATAGAGCTTGAGAATTTCAATGGCACATCTTTGGTTTGTGTGATGATTTCATAGTCCTCTGTCACATTTTCAAGCGATATATCTGCTGCTGTTGCTGGTGTTGTGCCTGTTCCCAATACGATATAAACTCCGGTTGCGGATGAGCTAGGCGCATTTTTGAGTAATAATGAGTTAGGCATTATTGATC